AAGGTAAAAAAAATGGGTGATAAGCCTGAACAAGGCACACCTGCTCATGAAAAAAATATAGCAATGATTTCAGCTAGGGATATTGCTATGACAGATGGGTTACTAAAAAAGAAGTTAGAAAACCAAATCAAGGGCAAATGGCAAAGATGATAAAAAGAAAAGACGGAAGCTATTCTGGTAGAGGTCTATGGGATAATATTAGGGCAGCAGCAGGTAGTGGTAAGAAGCCTACAAAAGAAATGTTAAAGCAGGAAAAGAAAATAAAAGCAAAAAAGAAATAATATGTCAGAAGCTTGGCAGAGGTCAGAAGGTAAGAATCCAAAAGGAGGATTGAATGCTAAAGGCAGAGCCTCTTATAATAAGGCTCATGGAGGCAATTTAAAGGCCCCTGTAAAGAGTGGAACTAATCCTAGGAGGGTTTCTTTTGCCGCTAGGTTTGCGGCAATGAAAGGGCCTATGAAAAAACCTAATGGGGAACCAACTAGAAAAGCCTTAGCTTTGAAGGCTTGGGGATTTGGAAGCGTAGGTGCTGCTAAATCATTTGCAAGTAAACATAAAAAATCATAATATGAAAGTAAAAGTTAACAAACAAAAAGATGCATATAGTTCTGCCACAGCCAATCCACCTAAAGGCAGAAGAGTAGGCGCTACCCAAGAAGCGAAACCTAGAGACGCAAAATCTGGAGAAACAAAAATGCAAAGAATGGCTGGGTATAAAAAGAAATAAAAATGAAAAACAGTCTAGCAGGTTCTACTAAGGGTAAATCTAAATCAGCAAAATACTTTCAAGAGAACCCTGAGGCAAGAAAGAAAAAGGATGCTTATAATAAAGAGTATCATTCTACTCCTGAAAGAAAAAAGTATAGGGTAAAACTTAATAAAGCAAATAGAGAGGCAGGAACATACGGTAACAAAGATGGGAAGGATATGAGCCATACAAAGAGTGGTTCTTTGATTTGCGAATCGCAAACTGCTAATCGGGCAAGGAACGGTAAAGACGGAGATTCAACTAAAAAATAAACACATGAAAGCCAAAAGAAAGCAACTCATTGTAAAAAGCTACAATGAACAAAAAGAAACGCACGTCATTGACGGGGTAGACGGAGAGAAGATTCAGATATACATAGGAAGAAAGTATGGGGAGAATAGCCGTGAAATTAATCCTGTGGTATGTGAGATACTAAGTGTAGGAGAAGATATATCATCTGTTGAGGTTGGAGACCTTCTTATTGTACATCACAACGTCTTAACAAACGAAGGACAGATTATTAAGATAGACTATAATACCCAATCAACTATTTTAGCTATTCATTTTGATGGAACAGTATATGCTAAGATTGATAAAGAGACAGGAGGGTTAACACCCTTGAATGGTAATTTAATAGGTAAAAGAATAGCCAAAGAATACAACTCAATACTACACATTCCGTTTGAGGAAACATTAGATACTACATTTGACATCATAAGTTCTCCAGAAGATTTCCAAGATGTTCAGCCTGGGGATAGGGTTCTATGCTATAAGTATTCTGATTATGAAATGGTATATCATTTTAAGAATCAAGAAAAAAAAGCAATCAGAATTTGGAAGGATGATGTAATTGGAATTTTTGATAAAGTATGTTAAATTTGAGCATGAGTCGTGCTCTAATAATTAACCTAGAAAATGCTTCAAACTATATAATAGATATAAAGCCTATTAAGGATTTGCATTACGAATCTTTAATTAATCCAGGCATTGTATTATTCTTTAATAAGGAATACGATATTATAATGTTTGCTGAAAGTATTATTTGCATAGAAGACCTAGCTAGAGATATAGAGCCAGAAGACGGGGCTTATTATTACATTATAAAAAATGTAGACAGCCCAATGACCGAAGAACAATTAGATTATATCTATGATGGAATTGGTGCTGATAGGTTTTCTATACATCTAATTAACGATAAAGAAAAAGTTAAATTTAATGTATGTCTGAATTAGAAATACTCAAGAAAGAATTATCATTATATAAGCAAGATGGTATGTATGCTTTGTTCTTTGCTCTCAATAGAAAGATAAATGAATTATCAGCATCTTTGAATAGTATTACCCTTGACCTTAATGGAGATGATAAAACATTTGAGAGGTTTCAAAAGTTAACCTCTAGTTTAAAAGACATGGTTGATTCAGTTAATTGGTTAAGAGTAAACTATCTTAAGATGGATGAGTCTGAGGCCAAGGAAGCAGAGAAGAAAGGAATACCACTAATAGAACAACTCATCAATGAGAATAAAAAGCCAAGGTAACGGTATAAACATATCAGCCTACATTAATACCGCAGAGCTTGAAAAGTCTTTATCAGCTCCCTACAGGGAAAGGATAAAGGTCCTAGAGTCGTTAGTCAAAAAAAGAGATTACTATATTAAGAGTATGCATGCTCAACTTAGGAAAAGAAGGTGGATAGCCTATATAGCATACGTTTCTAATAAGGTAATGAAACCTCTAACTAACATTAGCATCAAACGTATAATGATTTTATTTTATATGTATGAGAGAGAGTTTACCTCTATAACAAAACTTCAGGCAGACTTCAAACAACTAGGAGTACCATATACCCAGATGTTGAATGATGTAAACTATTTAATTAAATTGAACCTAGTCAAAAGAGATGGCAGGGGATTTTATTATTTGCTAGACAAGGGTAGGGAGATAATAGAGTACTACGAAAAGAATACAACAAGGCTATTCTTGCACATGGCTAAAATTAAACAGGACATGACACAGGTAAAGGTTACCGAGGTTATACCTAAGCCATGTAAGTTTAGTGATGCTGAACTTAAAAGAAGGAAAGACTCTTACCATAAAATGATGAGACCGTTTTGGGATTCAGGATATACTATTATGCCCAAAGACAGGGGTAAGAGGATTGACCTGCTATCAAAATGGATGAAAGACAATAACGTAAAGGATGATTGGTACACCAAGCTGATATTTGATTGGGGTTCAAAGTCTAAATAAAATATTACATTTGTAACAAAGAAAATATAATGGCAACAAAGATAAGAGTTAAAAAAGGTGATTCTATAAAATTGACTGAAGAAGAAACTTCTAAAATAAAGGCTTCTCAAGCAGAGTCTCTTGAAAGAATGAAAAAAACTTATCCAGAGGTTACAAGTAAAGGTATAAGAACAACTCCTAAGGGTGAACATATTTGGTATAAAAATGAAGGAGGAAAATACAATTCGTCTGAATCTAAAATAGAACCTTCAGATACCTTACCACAGAAAAAACTAAACCCAGAGGAGTGGAAAAAAGAGGCAATTAAGTATGCTAATGCTAAAAAATAAGTAACAGAACCTATGTATTTTTTATAGATAGGTTGTTTAGGCTGTTTCCATAATTCTTAATTTATACACAAAAACGCTTATATTTGTAACAAACACAAGAATATGTTTTCAAGTATTGATAGGTTGTTACAGATGCACATGGACAAACCGAGCCAAAAAAGGAATAAGAACTATGGCTTACAGGTTGCAAGGGGCATATTTAATTCAGCTGATAGAAACTCAGACGGGTATTACGGAAAGCGTTATAGGGTATGGAGAGCTAATAGAGAATTTTCTATGGGCACAAACTCTATGAAAGAGTTTATGGACTTACTTAGAATAGAAGGAAACCAAACCTATGTAAATTTAGATTGGAGTACCATTAAGATTGCCCCTAAGTTTGTAGAGATATTACTTGGAACATATTTATCTAGAAGAGAGAAGCCTATTGTTAAGGCTACAGATGACATGAGTTCTTCTATTAAAGAAACGGAAAAACAAGAGGCTCTTTTTAGAATGAAAAACAAAGAGCAGATAGAAGCTCTTGAAAAAGAAATGGGACATCAGATTGAGTCCCATAAGTTTATGCCAGAAGACGAAGATGACATTGCGTTATATTTTGATTTAGAATACAGACTTCCTGAAGAGATATTATTTGAAACCAAGATTAAAAAAATATTAGATGAGAATGATTATGGTGTTTTAAAAAGAACCCTAATCAGAGATATCATTGATTGCAACTTTGCTGCCACTAAGGTTTACTTTGATGGCAATCATAATATTAGAATCAAAAGGATTAAGCCCGAGAATCTAATCTACAATGTATTTGAAACAGACAACGGAAGAGACCTAGGTTACATAGGCTATGTAAACCCAATGAAGATTTCAGTAATTAGAAAAAAGTATAATCTAGATGAAGAGACTTTATTCAAGCTTGCTCAAAAGGCTTCTCGTGAACTTAAAAGAACTGAAAACCTTTATTGGAAAGATTCATACAAATACACAGAACTCAGACCGTACGACGACTATGCGGTATTGGTATTTGACTTTGAGGTAAAAACAACCGATGTAGAATATACAGTTAAGACTGAAAACAAATACGGAAATATTCTTGCAGTACCTAAACAAGGTAAGCCAATAGCACCTGCTGGGCAAGAACTTGCAGGAGAGGTTATTGAATCTAAGCTGATGAATATTTATCATGGGGTTTGGGTATGCGATACCGACATCATGTTAGAGTGGGATTTAAATTCAAATACAATAAGACCTTATAATAACGGGGTAGATGCTATGTTTAGCTATTCTGTTATATGTCCTAATGCTACAGGCTCTTTAGTTCCATCAATGATTGAAAAGGCAATGGGCCCAATTAGAGCAATGCTTCTCATAAGAATGAAGATGCAACAACTAATCGCCTTAATGAAACCAGATGGGTTCTCTGTGGATATTTCAGGATTTAGAGATGTTGATTTGGGAACAGGTAACTCTGTTGAGCCACTTCAGCTAATGAAAATCTATGACCAAACAGGTAGAGTATTTTGGGATTCAACAGGCGATGATGGTCAAACAAAAGCCTTCCCTATTCAGCAGTTACCTAATAGCGGAAACGTAGCTCAGTTAAATACCTTGATAGGTCAGTACAACTTTAACCTAGATAGACTGAGAGAAGAGATGGGTATCTCTGAATATAGAGATGGTTCAAGTGTTCCTGTTAAGACTGGCCTTGGGGTTATGCAACAACAAATTCAAAGCTCTAATAGTGCTACTGAATATATCTACGATGGATTTACAAACATAATGGAAGAGACCTCTGAGAAGGTAGCTATGATGTTGTGGGATAATGTTGTATTCAAGGCAAACAAATATAAAGAGATGGAAGGCTATGAGATGAGTCTTTTAGATATGAGCTTTGATGTTAAGGTAGAGATGCTCCCTGACGACCAAAAGAAAGCTGAGCTGAATAATCTTATGATGCAGGCTTTACAATCTGGTGGTATTAGTTATGAGCAGTTATTTAAAATCAGAAACATTGAGGATGTTAAACTAGCTGAATTATATTTAGCCAAGAGTATGAAGAGGGCTAAGAGAGATGCCCAAGAGGCTGCCGATAGGAACTCTCAAATGAATGCTCAACTTCAGCAGCAATCATCTCAACAAAAGATGCAACAGGATGCTCAGTTATTCCAAATGGAATCACAGGGTAAGATAGCTATCAACAAGACTAAGGGGGATGCTGATAAAGAATTAGAGTTGATTAAATTTGCTACTACAATGTATATGGAGTCCTTAAAGACAGGACAAGAGTTACCTGAGCAAATAAAACAATTAGCTGATTCTATATTAGGTACGGCTGTTCAAGAGAAGATGCAAAAGAGTCAGGAGGAAGAACAGGCTAAACAACAAGCAGAGCAACAAGAACAAGCTCAACAAGAAGAACAAGGACAAGAAGAGAATCAGCAATAAAGAAGCTTTCTTTGTGTGTTTTCATGGCTGAAAGGGGTGCTAATTTCTATTAGCGCCCTATTTTTATATAAAATATTTGGTAATATAAAAATTAGTATATTTGTATATAGTTTTGGACAAGTAAATCCTAAAAACAAATAAATATATGGAAACCACAGATTTAGTTCAGCAATATGCCGCTGAGCAACAAGCAAGCAACAGTTCTTTAACAGAAACAACAGAGCACGTTCCTTTAAACCCAGTTGATACCACGACTCCTGTAAATGCTGAAACAACAATTACAGAGACTCAAATGGAGGATTTAGACCCTCTACAAGAGTTTGCCAGGACATTATCAGCTGAGCAATTACAGGAAATAGAAATGAGTAATGAGCCAATTACTCAGGACGAACCCGAAGAGGTGCTTGATGAAGATGATTTTATTAAACAAAGAACTGATGGACAGTTTTCATCTTGGCAAGAGTTGCAATCAGCATTAGAGGCTGAGAAGACCCAAACCATTAAATTTGAAAATGAAGCATCAGAAACTTTATATAATCTCATAGCTGAAGGAAAGATTAATGAGGTCGCAGAAATTCTTTATAATAAAAAGATAGCTGACGACATCAAAACAAAACCTGACGAAGACGTATTGAAGTCTTATATTAAGTTTAAGAACCCAGAGTTTGATAACGAAGATATACAGGCTGAGTACGAAGAAAAATATTCTGTTGATGAGTTTTCGTTTGACGAATCGAAGCTCAAGAGAGAACAAAAAAAATTGTCTCAGAAAATCAAGAATGATGTATCTGAGGCTAAAGAGTTTTTTGAAAGGATGTCTGAGGATATAAAATTTCCGCAGTACGACAGAACTACAACAGAGGTTGAACCACAGGATGATACTGAAGCCCAAGAAGAAAGGCAGAGGTTTCTAAGTAGTTTAGATGGTGTAGAGAATCGTTTGGGTTCTTTACAATTTAATTGGAAAGACGAAAAAGCAAGTTTAAGTATCAATGGTAAGTTTGAAATCCCTGCGCAGGAAGCTTCAATCTACAAAGATGCTGCCGAGAGTTTACAGGATTATTATGCAGATAGGTACTACCAAGATGGCAAGTATCAATCTGATAAACTTTTGAAAGACTTGTATATTGCTGATAACTTTGACAAGATAATTCAATCTGTAATTAGCCAAACAGCTAATCAAACAAGGATTGAAATGTTGAAGCAAAGAAAAAATATTACCACAGACATTGAACAAAGCGGTACATATCGCCCAAATGCCGTGGACGAAGAGAAGAATCTTTTTGACCAATTATTTATGGGGCATAAACAAAGGCAATTTTAACTTTAATAAATAGAAAATGGC